TCATACGCACGGGCCAAGATGATCGCCAGAACAGAAACCGCAAGAGCATACGGCGAAGGTGCAATTACCTCATACGAAAATAGCGGTGTGGTATCGGGCAAGAAGTGGCTACTCGCCCCCAATGCATGTGAGTATTGCAGAGCGGCATCGCACCTACTTGAAAAGCGAGGGACGACCAACCTGCGCGATCCATTCTTCGAGAAGGGCTATCAGCTTAAGGTGGCCGGAAAGCCACCAATGATATTGGACTACGAAAGCGTGCAGACTGGAACACTACATCCAAACTGCCGATGTGACATGATACCGGAGATTAGTACCTAGTGAAAACCAAAGAACTACAAGCAACAGTAGACGCGACAAGCGACAAAAGCATTGTTGCAAAGATTACAACCGAGTCACTGGACAGAGATGGTGAAGTGCTTGTGCCTCAGGGCATGAATGCCAAAGAGTATATGAGCAACCCCATCTTGTTCTGGAATCATGACTACACACAACCAATTGGCCGTGTAAGCAAGATCAAGCGTGGCAGCGATGCTGTATACGGCACACTTGAGTTTGCCCAACGACCAAAGGACTATGAAGGCGAGTTCTTTCCTCAATTTGCGGAAACACTGGTCAAGCAGGGCATTGTCAAGGGCGTAAGCGTTGGCTTCATACCGGAAGAAGGCGGGATGCGAGTCGCAACCAAGAGCGACAGGGACAAATACGGTAACAAGTGCAAGAAGGTCTTTAATCAGTGGAAGCTGCTCGAAGTATCGCTTGCACCGTTGCCCGCAAATCAAGACGCATTGATTGAAGCTGTCGGCAAGGGGCTGGTGACAGCAATTGGCGTAAAGAAGTTCTTGGGAATCCAACTGCCGAAAAGCCCATGCGTCAATCATATTAAGCTACACCGACCGAACAAGAAGTACATTCTGGAGCTTGTGGATTCAAGTGAAAGAATTGAAAGAGACGAAATACAGAAAGCCGTGAGGGCCGAAGTTGGCCGAGCACGGGGACAACTTTGGATATAGCCAGTGGCAAAGCCGATTCATGCTTATCAAGAAGATGAAGCGTGCCGAATGGACACAAACAGGAACTATAACGATGGCTAAGAACATCAATCAGGTCCATCAGGATCTGCAAAACATCCTCAACGATGTTGGGGAAGAAGAATTTATGAGGGCCAAGGCCCTGTATCTCAAGGATGTGGACATTGTTGACGCTGAAGGCCAGCCCATTGATGCCGAAGATGTTGACGTGACCATTACCTTGGAAAAGCCCGCAGAAGAAGAAGCTGCGGACATGGAAATGGAAGAAGAAAAGCAGGCCGACGAAGATGACGAAGAAATGGAAGAGAAGTCATACGTCAAGCAAGCCGACGAAAACGAAAGCGACTCACCCAAGCGACGAGTGCGTATCGGCATGAGTGTCGGCGGTGCTCGCGGTGGTGCTGGTGCAGGCAAGCCACGAACCGAACGTGGTGGCCGTGGTCGTGGTCGATCAATGAAGAATAGCGAGATTCGAGAAATGGTTAAGAAGGAACTTAGGTCACAGCCAACTCAGAAGGCTGTTAATGTCATGTCTGGTCAGTATCGTTATGGCCAGCTTAAGCACTTCAGGGGCGAAGGTGCAGAGGAAAGCGCATTGCGCTTCGGTCATTGGGCCGCTGCTATGCTTGGCTCGAAGTCGAGCATGAACTGGTGCAGGGACTACGGTGTCATCACCAAGGCACACACCGAAGGTGTGAACACTGCCGGTGGCTATCTGGTTCCCGACGAGTTCTCGGATCAGCTTATCAGCTTGCGTGAGCAGTACGGCGTGTATCGTCGAAACGCCCACATCGAGCCGATGGGTTCCGACACCAAGCGCATCCCAAGGCGTGATTCGACCCTGACCGCTTACTTCACTGGTGAAGCATCTGCGATTACCGAAAGCACGCAGGGCTTTAGTCAGGTCGAGTTGGTTGCTCGAAAGCTTGCCGTCCTTACGACGATCAGCAACGAGCTTCAGGAAGACGCTCTCATCAACCTTGGCGACACCATTGCTGGCGAAGCGGCATACGCATTCGCCAACAAGGAAGACGAAGCAGGCTTCAACGGCGATGGCACCAGCACTTACGGTGGCATCACCGGACTCAACAGCGCAATCGGCTCTGCCGGTGTGGTTGACTGCGGTTCACACTCTGCCGTTTCTGATGTTGTGCTTCAGGACCTTCACGACCTGATGGCCAAGCTGCCAACGTGGGCAGATACGCCAAACACCAAGTGGTACATGCACAAGTCGATGTACAACGCAGTCATCGAGCGCATCGTCTACGCATCTGGTGGTGTTACGGGTCGCGAAATCTCAATGGGTGTCGAAGGCACTTCCGCATTCGGTTACCCTGTCGAGTTTAGTCAGGTTATGACTACCTCGTCTGCTGCCGGTGCAGCATCGACCCTGATGTACTTCGGTGATCTTTCCCTCTGTGGTTACTTCGGTGATCGCAGGTCAACGACCATCGAGTTCAGCAACTCGGCTCTGAATGCTTTCGAGCAGGACGAGATCGCTGTCCGCTCAACCGAGCGGTTTGACATCGTTAACACCAATGTTGGCGATTCTTCGAGCGCAGGCGGTATGCTGAAGCTCACTCTCTAATCACTCTAGAGTCTCCTCCTTGTGGTGGGTGGGCTTCTGGCTCACTCACCACGAGCAGGTAGAAAGGAAATATAAATGATTCACGAACAGAGAACTAAGGTCGTTGCCGTAACTGTCCCGGCAGCAATCGTTGATGATGCGTCTTACACCACTGCGGAAATCGACACGCTTGGTTTCGACTACTGCACGGTCATTGTTCAGCTTGGAGCATCTGATATTGCAATGACTGCACTTAAGATGCAAGAGTCGGATACCTCCGGTTCAGGCCACGCAGATATTACGGGTCTCGTGTACGGCACGAGCAGCAACATTGCAGGTAGCACAAGTGCGCTGCCAAGTGCAACCGATGACAACAAGACTTTCTTGTTTGAAATCGACCTGAAGGGTCGTAAGCGTTACCTCGATCTGGTCGCAACTGCTGGCGATGGGGCTGCTGGTACGTTTATGGCTGCGGTCGCAGTCCTTGGCCGAGCCGAGGATCTTACGGATACTGCCGCTGGTAGGCTTGGTTCTGCCGGTGACATTCTCCGTGTCTGATACGGTTTCATCCTCCGGGGTCGGCGGGAATATGTGCGCTCCCGCTGGCCCCTTTTACCTAACGAGGTAAACAATGCCATCACTCGACACATACGCTTTGGTAAACCTTTCAGATACCAAAGAGTATCTGAACATCACTGGCAGCACATACGACGATATCCTGACCAATACGATTAACAGGGCCACTTATTATCTTGAAGGCTACTGTGATCGAAAGTTTGCTGCCAGAGAATACTACGAATGGCATGATGGAACGGGACAAAGAGACATACGACTCAAGAACTTTCCCGTCATCCACACCAGACTAATCGCTTACGGGGTGGGCAATGCCTTTACCGTGTCCAGCACAGACGCTACTGATCTGTCAACGACCGTAAGCATCAACGAAGAATCCTGCGTGTTGACAAGAATTACCAGCACTGGAACTGTCACCACTACAACGCTTGACATAACAGCAGGGGCAAACGACACGGCAAGCAAACTATCGGCCACGATTAGTTTGACCACCGGGTTCAACTCGACTTTGCAAAACAACGTGCCAGCACAATGGCTTCACAGGTACGAGGGCCGAGATGTCAAGACAACATCGGCAACATTCACCTACCCGCCAGAGGCAGAGAACGAATACCGAATTGATCCGGTCGAGGGTGTTGTTCATCTTCGATCTTCGCCACTGTGGATGGGCGAGTACCGAGACTATCCGGTTGACTTTCCCAACACATTCCAGTCAATCTTGGTTTGGTACAAGGCGGGCTATGTCAACATTCCGGCAGACATTCAACAAGCGTGCCTCGAAGTGATCCAAAAGCTGTTTACGACTAGGGACCATGATCCGAATGTGTCCAGCGAATCGCTTGGCGATTACTCATACAGCCTCAGAGAATCGGCATCGGCAATTGAGGATGTGATGGAAACTCTGGCATCGCACAGGGATATCAGATGACAATACTGGGCTTGGCAAATACCAGAGGAAAGGACGTAACCATCCAGACAGCATCCGTAAGCGCGGATGATGTAAACACGGATGCATATACCTTTTCGGATACCGAAACCGTGAGAGCGTATGTAGCTGACGCAGGACAAGCGGTACAAATGATGGACGAGGGGCTGCAAGCACCAAGATCGGTCACTGTTTACATCCCGTCACATAATACAAACGTGACGCTCAAAGCAAGACTGAAAATCGACAGCGTGATCTATCAAATCGACACCATTACATATCCGGGTTTCAAGACCACCGGTGCATTGGCATACACCATCGTTGCGGCCACTTCTGATGTGGGAGCAAGTTAATGGCAAAGAAGCAGGTCAGCGTAAAAGCAACGGCCAAATTCGATGTCGATCAGGTCATGCAAATCATTCAAGACGAGCTACAGGAAGCCGCACAGAAAATCTCACTTGAATTCGTAACTAACATTAAGCTGGTACTTAATAGGGGTGGTGGAGGAACTGGAAAGAATCGCGTACACAGTCCACCGGGCAGCCCGCCATTCAAACAAACCGGAACGCTTGGCAGGTCTTGGGCATACATAAAGCCCAATCAAGGAAAGCCCGGCAAAGAAATTAAGACCACGGTGGGTCAAAAGCGAATAGGTAATGTTCTCAAATATGCTATGGCACTTCAGTGGGGATACAGACCAAATAACCTGCTACCAAGACCGTATTTGCAACCCGCAATGAAAGCCGTATCGGGCACGAACCCGATAAAGAAAGGCCAGTACAAGCTGCGTGCAATAATTACAACCAATAGCAAGGCATATAAGCACATCAAAAACCACATGGCCATTGCAAGCAAAAAAGCTAATCAGCTTTACAAAGGATCGAAGTAATGATTCTTGAGATGCATGAACAAATCAAAGCGGCGTTATTCAGCCGCACGGGGACTGGCGAGTTTACCACACTTGTCGGCAGCAGGATTTACGACACAATTGCTACGGCCAACGCAACCAAGCCCTATGTGGTATGGAAAATGGCGGGATCGACAGTGGAGATAGGCTTTGACGGCAACGAAAGGGTGACAGCCAGTCTGGTCGTTACCCTACGAACGGACTTTACAAAGGGCGTGGAAGATCATCTAACGATTATCAACCAGATGGCCGATCTAAGAGAGTACCAAGCTGCGGTCGGAACTGGCGTAGACAGAATATGTTTGCAAATGTCCAGCATTGGCGAGGTGGCACTGGACGATCAAGAACTTACTAGCGACACGACCTTTACGGTCACTTCAACAAGGGTATAGAAAATGGCGACGATTTATCTGACGGGCAATGATGGTGACTTTGCATTTGATTCTAGCACCGAATATGCCGGACACATTAAGACATGGGCCGCAACTCTGACCAGAACGTCAACGGTTATGACGGGATTTGGCGACACGGGTACTAGGCGTAGACTTGGAATCTCCGATGTCACTGGTTCTGTCGGAGGGCACCTCAAGGCCAACAGTGGCAACAGTAGCCCATACGCTGGCTTCCTTGCGGGTGGTGCAGTCAATACTGACGCTGACGGCGTGGCAATCACACTAACTAATGCTGTCGCTGGTTATGGCGGTGGATCGGTTTGCAAGCTGCAACTTACGGCAGTAATTAACTCAATCGCTGTCAATGTCGACAAGAATGGCGACCAGACAGTAACATTCAACTTTGAGCAAAGCAACGGAGTTGTGGCTTCTGAAACATGGGATGAAAGCTAAGAATGGATCACGACCATAACCTTTTGCATGTTCCGGGTAGCGATGACTGGGTTGTTCGCATCGAATACCACGATGGCACAATCATCAAAAAGGGCGTGTCACCCGAAACGCCACTAGAGCAAGCGCAGGGTTATGCGATCAGAGATGCCAATACTGATATGTTTAAAAGAACCGGTAAGCACTACGCTCCCACCAATGTTGATATTCGGCGGCGGTGGGAGTGGAACACCCTAATTTTCAAAATGGAGGATGCGATATGAATACGGAAGTGATTGTCGAAGATAAAAGCGGCAACGAAGTTACTCTCAGGCGGCCAACGGTAGAGGACATGATTAACTTTGGTGAGGTTTTCTATCAAAGAGAAAGAAAAGCAAAGCTGCAAGACATGAAGGACGCCGAGCTCACTCCGGAAGTGCGAGCAAAGGAACTAGCTGAACTATCTGAAAAGCGTGGGCTTGCAAGCCACACATTGAAATACGCATTCGTTCTCGAAAACGCTTGCTTCATTATTAAAAGGGTCGCAGACCAAAGCGACTATGAAAAGCTCATGGAACTGTCAGCAGACAGCATCGTTGAAGTGGCACTGAGGGTTCTTGGATTCGACTTAGACATTCTCACTGATAAGGAAGGTGAAGATACGGACCCTACTTAGGCGGTGGCGAGAAGAAAGAGCAAACGATGCTCGAACTTGCCGCCGCACTATGCAGAATGGCAGAAGGCGATTACCCGCTCCGATGGCCATTCATCTGGATTGACGAACTGGTAAACGCATTCGCCACAGAAAGCGAACCACCACCAAACGACAATCGAGGTTTCGTAGAACACCAAATGAGGAAGCAACATGGCATCAGGTGAACTACAAGTTGATATTGTCGCACGAATTGACAAGCTTGAGAAAGCACTTAATCAAGCAGAAAAGAAAACCAAGCAAACCGCCGACAAGATGGACAGGTCAATGGGCAAAGCTGGCGGCAGCTTTGAAAAGGTCGCCAACATTGGTGCCAAGATTGTATCGGTCTATGCTCTAATGGAAGTTACTGTGGCGGCAATCGGAACGGCCACCGAAGCCGTGCGAGCGATTACCGCAGCTTGGGAAGGTGACGCCAAAGGTGTCGCCAAACACATGGGCGGGATAGCCGATGTGTTGAAAAACTTGCCGGGACTCGGTGCCGTTGTCACTCAAGTAGAAAACTTGGCTGACAACATACTGGGCGTGTCATCTAGCATACGCAAGATGGAAGAGGACTCACGCAAACTGGCCGAAACAATTAAAAAGCAAGCCGAAGCAGCCAAACTTCTTGTGGCTGCACGAGAAGGTGCTTTTAAGGCCGAGCAAGAACTCAAGTTAAGAAAGGCACAGTCACAAGCCGGTGGCGAAACGCTTAAGTCAATTGATGTACGACGAGAGATAGCAAGAGAAAATCTGTTAGCCGAACACAAGGCAAAGCGGCAAGTGATTCTTGATTCCGACCTGCGCGAAGCAAAGAAGCAAGAAGCCCTCAAGGAACTTAAGCGAGAAGGGCGAGCCAAGCTCCAATTGATCAAGGAGGAGCATCACGCCAAGAGAACAATCATGGAAATCGAGATCGCAATGCGTGAAAGCGCGGATCGCGATAGACGTGAAGAAGAAATGAAGGCACTGCAAGAAAGAATAGCCGCCGAAAAGAAAGCCAAGAAAGACGAGGAAGTTCGGATTACATCCAACATGAAACGATTGCAAATGGAAGGTCTAAAGTCACAAATGGCCGCAGCGCAATCACAACTTGGTGGACTGGGACCAAGCACCGCAACCGCATCTACAGCGATGGGGTCATTCACGTTTGGTACAGGTGTTCAAGAAAGAATAGCTAAAGTCAACGACGAGATGAAAAACATCCAATCTCAGATGTTGGAAATTATACGGGGACCGATTCTTGCCGCAATGAGAGCTACAACGGTCGGATTCTTCTAAGGGATTACTATGGCAATCGCAATTGAACTTATGGGCGAACGCAGGATGTCGGTTTCCGAAAACGGTCTATCCGCGACACGCACCTTTCATGTGAAAGAAGCCACCAGCGAAGCGGACGTGATTGATCTTATGTCTGTGGAAGAAACCGATGTGCTTCCCTACATTGGTTCCGTGCATCCAGCACTTGACAGCATATCGGTGGCTGGATTCGAAATTAACTTGGTCACCAATCATTCCGACTTGTGGAAAGTCGCATTCAACTACGACCAAGGTGAAGGCGGTACACTGCCGGGCGATGACAAAGAAGATCCAACGCTGCCAACCACTCCGGGCTATATCGAATATTCTGCGACCGTTAGCGGATCGTTTGACAACTTCTACATGGACCCGCAAACAGTAAATCTAAACAAGGAAGGCATGCTTCCTAGCGAACACATTGGTGGCACACCGATCAGTCAAGGCCCGCACCCAATCAGCGCACCAAGGTCTAAGATAGACTTTGTAGTGCGTGTCGTAGAAAACATCGACGAGATTGAATGGACAAAGATCCGAACGATGACCGGCACAAGGAACGAAAGCGACTTTGAGGGACTGGAAGCCGAATACGCTGTCTATCTTGGGGCTACGGCACAAAGGGTATCTCTGACCAATGTATCGGTGTCGCACAAGTTCCAATACGATCAGTTCAAGCACTTGGTTCAGCAACCATATCGACTGCCATCAGGCGACATAGGAACATCCTCTGAATCAAGACCAAAGATCGTCTGTCACATCCAACCATTCAACAAACTCTCTGACTTCACAGAGCTTTCACAATACTTCTAGGCAATAGACATGGCAAACGAAATCACACACCACGGCAGCTTTACTGTTCTCAAGAGAAACTTCAAAGAGGATTTCAAGCCGCCAACCATCAAAGCAGACCTGTCTAGCACCGTATCAAGTGGCGGCGTTCAGAATGTCGGCACATCGTCGCACGAGCAACTGGCAAAGGGCGAAGTCTCTAGCGTTGGATATGCGTACTTCAGGAATGTTGGTACTCAATACAATGTGACCATCGGTCCTACTTCTGATGGATCACTGAGCGGCACATACAACAGTTTCCTCACGCTCAAGCCCGGCGAGTTTTGCGTTACCCGCATGAGTACGGTTAACATATTTGCGCAAGCTGTTACGGGTGCAACCGATCTGCAATACCTCATCATGAGCGCATAATGGGCCAAGACACAAGCAACATTCCAAAGTTTACATCTGGCCAGCTAGGCCGCATGTCCTTTGCCGACATGAACGCAATTATTGACAAGCTCAATGAATTGCAATCACAGATGGACACTTTGACAACTGTTGGCAAGCTGGACAGCATTAGCAATCAGATGGGCGGCGATAAGACCGGACAGATCATGCCGATCACCGCCTATCTAACATGGGGACCACGAGTCATATCTCCTCCAACAGCACCCCGCAAAGTGTACGGGTGCAACTGGGCCGAAGTTTCATATTGGCGTGACAAGGGTATCTTTTCAGGGTTTTCCTTTGACGATTTGGGTCGAAGGAGAACAAGCAACAATCCGGCTGTCGGTGGATTTGGCCCATACGAAGATCCAGACAGCGGCGACCCGTCAAGGGGGGAGTCCCACAACTACGCAATCAATTTGGCCAACCCATACGATCCAACTGTTGGCGGTCTATTTGGCGACCAAATACCAGAAGAATCAGGACCGGAACTATCAAATCAACCCGTACAGTTGTTTCCGTTGTCAGTCAGAAACGAAGATACCAGCAACATTGCACCTAACTACTACGGGTATTACCACACGGCGACCACGGCAACTTACGTTGGCAGGATATTAGAGTGGACCGGTGCAGATCAGACCGGAGAAGTCGCACCATATCTTGTTGAAGTATATGACTATGCAACTGACATTGATACATCATCAGAAGTCAAAATGAGTTTAGGTACACAATCCGGCCAACCAATCAGGGCATTCGCATACAACATGCCTGAATTTGGACATGGACTCAATAACAAAACGCATGGCGACAGAATTGAGAATGCAGAGTGCGGAGTCACATGGGTATATGAGCCGATTAAGCGCGGAACAACCGTAATGATGAACGTGCTTGGCTACAACAACACATCAACAGAAACGGGATCAGACCAAAGTGGAGTTCCGTTCTTCGGATTCAATCTCAAGAATCCATCGCTGGTAGTGTGTGCTTGCAAAGAAGAAGACAAGGACGATAAGGGCGATCCGGGTGATCCGGGCGATCCCGAACCTTTGATGGACCCCTTGACCGGTCAAAGCATTGGCAAGGTTCAGAAGCGTTCCGCATTCAGACGCAAGTTTGATCCCGGCGTGATTAATACGATGATGAACGGAGGTAGCGGCTAATGGCTATGCCCATGAAACTCGGACAGGTGCGACTTCCCGGCACAGAGATCACCATCTATCAACCACCGCCGGGCAAGGCAGCCGTCATTACAACCATCTTTGTAATGAACAGCAATTCCAGTGACGCAAGGTTTACGCTTTGGGATTTGCCAAACGGGGAGGCCGCAGCAAACCAATACGCGTTGTACTCAGCACAAGCGGTGACTGGAAGGTCAACCACGTTGATAAGGCCAAACATTGTAGTTACAAACGCAAGCACACTAACTGGAATGGCCGGTACGGTGGACTCGATTACTGTTACGGCCTACGGACTTGAATACACGGCGGTATCGCCAACACAATCCCTGCTTAATGATGCCGTGGTCAACAATCAAGGCAACCGGTTCTATGGGATGGCGTAATGGGCATTCTTACAGCCGCTTGTTGCTGCTTCAATCCAAACAACGATGGCAAGCCGCCGGGTGACGGTGGCGATCCTCCCGGTGGTGGAGGCGACCCGCCCGGTGGCGGCGGGGAAGAAACCAACTGTTGCGGCGAGGTAATGAACTACGATGCCCCATTGCTATTCGGGCTTCAATCGTTTTTATATAACAACGTGTCGTGGTCCGAAACACCAGCGACAACATCATCAAATTGTTCGTGCAACTGTACTTGTTGTCCTCCTCCACCCGGAATGCCAATGACTCAAGGCAGTTGCACAAGTGATTGTTGCAACGGATCATGTACACAAAGCCCGACAGCACAACCATTGGGAACCACCTGTTACAACAGTCAGCCCGGCATATTCAACTGGCAAGTTACACTTGATCCTTATGGCGAAGGTGGGCAATGGGAGCAAGATGTAGATGTACTTTGGCCCTACCTGCAATCTTATTACTCGCAGACAAGTCCATGGTGTGGGCAAGGTGGCTTCCAATATCAAGAAGATGGTATACAGCAGGTTGGATACCAACTTCATCAAGTAAACATCAATGCCAGCGTTTCGATTGTGGAAAGCCCGCAGGGGTGTATGCCAATATGGAGAGCAACAATCACTCCAATAGATGTGCCATTTATTGAGTACATGCAGGGGTCATTAAATCCAACATGGAACTTTGATACCACAATGCCAATGCAGTGGGTGTCCCCTAGCAACGCCAGTTTGTTGTGTGATGGTGCCGCAATGTACACTCATTGTGCATCCAACTTCCCATGCGTAAGCATTAACCTACCGTCAGAAGATTGCAGTGGAAACACATTGCCAAATACACTCGCAACCAGAGCGGCAGCACTGGTGGGAGATATACTTGTTGATGCCCAAGGGAACCCGTTTGAAATACTGCCAAATGACCCACTGCCTGTTACTCCGGGGCTGTTTCCAAGCATGTTGGGCGGCACCGTTGACAATGTGGAGCCGTGTTACTGGAGGGTAGCGGGTTCAACTACCGGTGCGGTAAATAGGTCGTACACACATTGTTACAACTCTCCATCACAGGAATATCCAGCAACGCCACCACCTACCAACTATGCCGGGTACGAAGAGAACGGCGGTCTCGTCGTGGTGTCATGGGGGCTTCAGTAATGGGATGTAAGTGCAAGTCTAAAAGAAAATTCAAAGCAAATCACATCGGCTTGAAGGTCATAGCGAATGACTCGAAATGCAAACACTTCGTGCCGGTGATGACAAGCATTGGTTCGTGCTTAAAGGGTCACGGCAAGCCAGCGGTAAAGGGATCAAGCAATGTGGTCTCATCCAGATATTGCGAGACTTGCCCGGACTACGAAGGCCCAATCAGGGGGCTTGGTGACGTGGCCCACAAACTCATTCACATATTGACATTTGGCCGAAAGAAGCCATGTGTAGCATGTCTACAGAGGCGTGCCAGATGGAATAAAGGATTTAAGAAATGGCAGTAACTCTAGTAGGTACAGGTGGGTTGTTTACAAGGCTCGGGAAATTGATGGGTCTTACGGACAAGATTCTCACAACCCAAGCCCTGTTGCTATCCGATGGATCAGGCAAGTCTTTCAACGATACGGTCGGTGCCTACGCTGCCAGTGCTGCCCTTGGAAAAGACATCAGATTCATGAACTCCTTGAGCGATGAAATCCAATCTGCCGCCTATGCGATGGGCCGAATTGGCCCCGCCATCCAAAATGCGGCTGCACAAACGCTGGTCAACATGGTTGACGAAGATGCGTCCACGCAAATTAGAACAGTTCAGGATGCCATGCGTGAGTTGTTTCATCAAATGGATTCGGGATCGACGCTTGAAAGATCAACGATTACAGTCGGCAGCCTTACAGCAGATGGAAGCAATGACGGCAACGGAACGATTAAGACGCATATCTCTCCAAGCGCAGTATTCGGGTCAACGCTTACTAACTTCCCGGCAGCAAGGTCTGAAACAATCAAGGTGACGTGTGTGCGTGACGCACAAGACAAGCATGTCAGATCAGGTAAGGAAATCTTCTTGTGCGAGGGCGGTACGGTTTACTCGCCTTTCGATTACCGATGGCCGGGCGGCGGCGGGGTTTATGGTCGCATTCCATCAACATGCGGTGACGTTGATGGAGATATGTCGGTAGGTGGCAACATATTGGTAAACTCTAGCTTTGAGCGATTTACCAGCGATGTGCCGGATCAATGGGAATTGCAGACTGGTTCAGCATCCACACATACGGGCAGCACAACAACGGCGTATCGAGGATCAAAGGCACTCGAACTCAAGGGCGATGGTTCAACGCTCATATCACTGCGGCAGAAGCTTGGCACTACAACAGGCACACTTGGAACGATCAAACCAGACACGGTGTACATGATCGGTGCCAATCTGCGACGAGAATCGTCGGCCATTACTGCCGGTGTGCTTCGTGTACAGCTTGAGAACTCAGCGGGTACTGTGTTTGCGGCCAAGAGCATCAATTGTAGACTTGAAGTGGACTGCACCGGTCTTACGACCACTTATTCAACGGCGGGAACCAATTTCGTTGCCGTCAGGACTCCGAAGGACATTCGTGGTGACATCTACTTCACCATCAGACTGTCAACGGCACTTTCCAATACGCACGATCTGTTCATTGACAACGTGTTCCTGTCAGAGATGTACCAGACCGCTCCGGGTGGCATCTACCTTGGCATCATTGCGGGCGACAACGATTGGACAATGGATGACCGGGTTTCGGTTCCAATCACCAACAATCACGAGGGTTTGGTCTTCAAGCACATGGACAGGTTCTTTGACTTCCACGGAAACGGCTATCTTCTTCCGGGTGCGGCCAGTTCTCCGACAGTAGCGGACACCCTCATCAGCTAACGAGAATGAGCATGTGGCTGACCACCAAACAGATTGCAGAACGATACGGGGTCACCTCAAGGAGAATTTTGTCTCTGGCTAAGTCCCGCGAGATAAAAGGCAACAAGATTGGTAGGATGCGAGTGTGGACTGAAGACGAGGCTCGTCGGTTAAAGCCACGGCAGCGGGGCAATCCCGGTCACGGGCTTACGATCCTCAAAAAGAAGCTTCAGGACGAACTTGATTACCTTATCCAAAAGGCTGACGAGCATGAGCAAACACTCACAAAGCAAGAACCCGTCTGATTTTCGTATCCGAAGTTCTTTCAACATTGACCAAAAGGTGCTGGCCAATGTAATTAGTTTTCGCCTTGGTTTGGATGATCAAAGCGAGAATACTCAATGTCGAATACCAGAGGTTCACCGAATCAGCCGGCGGCAAATCATCAAAGGGTTGCACGAACTGGCCCACAAGGCAGGAGCCGAGGGATTAACCAATAGTGTGTGGCAAGACCGCGCAGGGGCCGCTTGGACGGCCTGTGAGGCGATGGCAGCCTTCCATTGGGGTGGAATGGTACCGGAAAAAGAAACGCCGTAGAGGCGATTCTAGAGCCTCTGAGAGGACACCCCTCTTTTTGACCCCTTTAGCAGCCCCTCGGTACTTTTCATCCACCGCCGGGGGGCTGTTCTTGCGCAGTACCTGACCCAAAGCGTGGTCAATGGTGGACAGAATGCCATGTGGCTGGCAGGAGTTGGCCGCTTGGCGCACTAAAAAGCCCCCGGAGCAAAAGTTGCTCCGAGGGCTGTATCACGCTTTGCCGTGCGTGAAACCTCGCATAAACCGGGCTCCAGCAGTTCCAAGCGTCGATCCGGTCTCTCTCCGAATCCCCATCTTGCGAACCGTGCGAGGGTAGCTGCGCGGACGTTACCGTCCGGTACAACCGCAGTGATGATTAACTCCTTGCGGCCGTCAGCTTGATGTAGCTTACTTGGGATTGGCCCGAACCAAAAGCTCCAAGATGAATTGCAATGCAACGTAGTCATCTTCTTCGAGAGGAACCCTACCCTTAACCAAGTTATAGAGCACATGCAGTTGCTCATCCGGCTTCAGGTCTTTTATTGGAGTCTGGCATTTCATGAATTGGTCTCCTCTGTATCGGTTTCACCTTCAGTCAAAAGTCCGGTGTCCTCAAGGTGGGCCAGCATCCCACTGATTCTCTGGAGGGCCCTTGTGGTTTCAATGTCCAAGGGTGCAACATCGCACACACGATGCCACTCCTCTTTCACTGCTTGAAGAGTGCCAAGCATAACCTGACGTTCGTAATGCCAGCGATTGAGCCCCGCCTGCATTGCGGTTAATCCGAAGTCGTCCATGATATGGAAAACCGTGCCTCTCATCGCCCTTTCACGTTTCGGTTCAAGAGTGTTGTTTTTGTAACCATCGGGGTTCAGTCGTCCAAGTTCCTCAATCGTTCCAAAGAAATCATCTTCATCGACACGCAACAACTCTGATTCATTATGAATGGTCATTATGGTTCATCCTTTCATCAATTCGTTTGTGCAGATCAACAAATGCATCTGCATACTTGAGAGAAAAGTACATGATTGGCAAGCCAATCAACGCAATTACAAAATCAATCATACATTCATCCTTTCAACTGTGTTGGCGAAGTCGTGCGAAATCACGAAATCGTGCAGTTGTTCTTTAGTGATCAACAATATTGTCTGCTGACCTTTCCGTTGTGCGCGTGGGTCGAGATACTTTGCAGTGATCGCGACATTGAAGATTCGCTCGCCACGCCAAAACATTCTCTTCGTAATACTCCATGAGTAGTCCGTGATCCCAACCGATTCCAATCTCTCGAACGCCTCACATAAATCCTCTGGTGTGCGAAAGCAGTGGGTCGTCATTGTGTCAACTAGCATGTTCTCATCCTTTCAATAAGCCGCTCCGAGTAAGCGGTAAATCCACCACAACCCCGGTAGGGGTTGAAGTGGTGTTACTTACCATGTCTTTGAATCAGCTATAAAGGCAGCAAGGGTATCGGCAAGCAGCTTCTTTTGTGCCTTGAGTTCGCGAACACGACTTCGCCAACACAGTTGATCTGAAGGCCTTACGTGTATCGCTTCTTGTTTTTCAATCTCTCGATCAACCTTTTTGATTGCGTTCAAGAAAATTTCTGGGTCAAAATCAATCATTGTTCATCCTTTCAATGAGCCGCTCCGAGTAAGCGGTAAATCGTGCTGCATCCAATTAAGGAAGCAGCACGGGATTTGTAAGGATGAAAGGATTTGCACCCACGTCGAACCAGTGTCGCGTGGGAGTGATTATTCACTTGCCAAAGATCACCGGCTGCCTGTCACACAGAAGCGTAAATGCTTGGTCCGGGTAGGAACCTCAATCCCCACATAGAACATACTAACATAAATCTATCACAAGTAAACACGTTGTCGCTAGAAAAGCACATTTTTTGTTGCCGCATAAGCCATTCCATAGCAAACACTTAGCGTTCTGAGAATAATCTTACTTTCTGAATCATATTTGGAAGATTTGTGATATAATGGTGGTGTGATGGTCGCACGCAGTTCTGTACATCACCCAGTAGGCAGATAAGCCTCGTGACAACTGGTTCTTTGGCATCCGAATACCGATCGCTAGGCAGGACTGACCTGACCTAGACAGATCATCTAGTTCATGTTCTGGCATCCGGTCACAACAGAAAGGATGTCAACATGCACACTAGCCACACTAGCGATAACTGGTTTGAAGTAGACCGCAAGGGTCTTTCAAGCTTAGTTGCCAATCGTGACAAGTCATTTGTTATTAACGAACTGATCCAGAACGCATGGGATCAGAACGTGACGAAAGTCAACATTCGTCTTGATAGTTCAGATACGCGAGGATATTCCACGCTGATTGTCGAGGATGATGACCCTAATGGCTTTTCCGACATGGCTCACGCTTTCACCCTCTTTGCTGAATCAGAAAAGAAAAGCGATGCCACCAAGCGTGGCAGATTCAACCTTGGCGAAAAGCTCGTGCTTTCCGTGTGTAAGGAAGCCAAGATCGAGACTGTAGGAAGAACAATTGTCTTCACATCAGAAGGCAAGCGTCAAAAATGCAAGAACGATCGAAGTCAAGGTTCACGTTTCACTGCCATCATTAAGATGACAAAAGCGGAACGTGAAGAGATCATCGCAGGATGTTCACGTTTGATCCCGCCTGAAGGAATCGAGACAACACTTAATGATGTCCCGCTTCTGGAACGCAAGTCAGTCGCGTCTTACGAGATTCAGATGCCGACAGTCGGAACAGATAGCGAAGGCAATCTATTTTCGACAAAGCGTAGTACGAAGGTCAATATTTACGAAACCAAGGACGATGAACAGGCAACGATCTACGAGATGGGGATTCCAATTGTCTCCCTTGAAGAAGACCGTTTCCATGTTGATATCCAACAAAAGGTGCCGCTAAATATGGATCGGGACAATGTCCAACCCTCGTACCTTCGCCGTCTTCGAATGTCCGTTGTGAATAACACAACGGAACTTCTCACAAAAGAAGACTCGGCAGCAAATTGGGTATCCGAAGCAACGGGTCATCCGGAAGCGTCAAAGGAATCTGTTAACAAAGTTCTCGATCTTCGGTATGGAAAGAAGCGGGTCATGTTTGATCCGTCTGATCCAGAGGCAAACGCCCGTGCTCAGTCAGCAGGATATGCTGTGATCTATGGCAGAAGTCTAACGGCTGACCAGCATCGGAATGCCAAGGAATACGGATCGGTTAGTCCTGCCGGGCAAGTTACGCCTTCGCCAAAGCCATATTCCGAAGATGGCACTCCACTTAAAGACATGGAGAAGATCACTCCGGAAATGGAGGCGGTAGCAGGTCTTGCTAAAAGACTTGCAAGCAAGATCTTGGCCTGCTCGGTATCGGTAAGATTCGTGAATGACGTAACGTGGCCATTCGCGGCCACTTATGGGACTGGTTGTCTGGTATTCAATGTTGGAAGACTGGGACGCAAGTTTTTCAATTCAACCAACATGACAGACATACTTGACCTACTGATTCACGAGTTTGGACACCATTACGAATCCAATCATCTATCAGATAGCTATTACAAGGCACTGACAAAGATTGGAGCGCGCATCGCTAAGATCGCGCTTGATGAGCCCGACACGTTCTTGCTGCGTTAGCAAGAACACGCACGAGTTAAAGCAACAATATGACACGTTGTGGCCGGATGCCAGAACATGAACACAAAGAACTATCACTAGCAACACAAGGGGATAACAAATGCAAATCAATCGCTATTGGCAGGACTACAGGTACGAAGGAACAATCGAGGCAAAGGACTTCACCTTGCAGTACACCCTCGATTACAGAATCGAATTTGAAAAGGAATCCGAGAACGTGTGCCTTTACCTTGACACCGATTCGTGTCGAGTGGAGTACACATATATCTACGACGATGGCAAAGAAGTAACCGGCGTGGAAAGCAACGGCACTGACGCATACGGCATGGTTGAACACGACCACGAGAGGTTTATTGAATATGCGAAAGACCAATACGACGACGAGTCTAATTACGACTATGCAACAGGGCATTAGGCAAGAGAAATAGAAAACACAATAAAATATGAATTGGTAAATAGGAGCGTGTTTACAAATGATTGAGGTCAAATTAATTTGGCCGCATAGCAAACCATCAATTCAACGAAAGGAATAACCGATGGCGCACATGATCGAAAAGAATGACGGGCTGGTGCTTGCAGAAAAGCGGGCATGGCACAATCTTGGAAATGTGGTTGAGGAGGCACCGACACCATACGAAGCAATCAAGCAGGCGGGGCTGCAATGGATGGTGGAAGAATCCAATGGCTTGTCCGCTAACTTCAATGGGACAACCGAACCCGACTACGAGAACGGAATCAAATTTGATACCCACAAGCTGCTCATTCGCAGTGATGACAAAAGCATTCTTGGACTGGTCGGCAGGCACTACAAGCCAATCCAAAACGACCAGCTTGCATATCTCGCCTATGAACTGGCAGGCAAATACGACAAAACAAGTCTTAAGGTCGAAACGGCGGGCTCGTTGGGTGGAGGCAAGAAGGTCTGGTTCCTATTGAGGGCCGAGCCGTTCAGGGTTACAGCAAACGACGAGACAATCCCATACCTATTCATGGCCAACGGACATGACGGCTCTCAACCGTTGCAGATTATGCCTACGGACATACGGGTCGTGTGTGCGAACACAAGAACATACGCACTGAACAGGGCCAAGAAGCAGGGGTCAATCATTAGCCTGCGGCATACGCTTAACATCGAAAAGCAGATACAGGATGCCAAGATGCTTCTAAGCAATGGATTGCACCAGCTTTCAGAGATGCGCAAGCAGGCTCTTAGACTTGCAGCCAAGAGGCTTACCAAGGAGGACACGCAGGAACTGTGGACTAACGTCTACATGAAGTTCTACGGACCAATACCAACCGATCCATACAACCCCGATGGTAGTCCTTGCGGTCACAAGCTGGCAAGACTTGAACGAGCCACCCATCGACTTGCCGAAGTCACCGAGATCTTTGACAAGGAAGTTACGGAACACAGGCTCGGAAGAAACGCATGGACGGTAGCAAACGCATTCACGAATTGGCTGGATAAGAGGAAGCCGCTAACAACCAACAGCAGATCGAGCATGTCGCAAGAGGACATGAGGATGTCATCCAACCTATTCGGTACAACAGCAAAGCAGAAGCGTATCGTCTTTGAATATGCAGACGAGATGAAGGTCTAATCACAACACGCACCGCGCACAGTGTGTCCGGGTAACCAATCTGGTCTCCGACAATCCCGGCCATCCCCCGTGAGGGGGATGGGGTGCAACACCTAAAAGAAAGGAACAGCATGAAGAATCTACTTGCAGCACTACTTGAAGCACAGAAGTCAATAACCAGCATTGGCCGAACATCCCGAAACGATCATCAGCATTACGACTACACGAGTAGTGAAGACATGGTCACGATGGGACGCGCGGCACTGAATCAAAACAATCTGGTTCTATTTGCAAAATCATCAACATGGATCGAAAGCGATGCAGGCCAATCGTTGATGAAGCAGGAGTTTGAACTCGCACATGCAACGTCCGGAGAAACCATGAAGCTCGAATCGGAAGTCCCGGTTTGTCCGGGCAAAGGCCGACCGGAGGACAAGTCATCCTTTTCTTCACGGACAACAGGGCTTAGTTATTTGTACCGCGACTTGCTGCAAATCCCTCGCGTCGATGAGGATGAGGTGGACAAGCGGGATGACAGGAGTTACGAACCAAAGAAGACCGCTTCTAAGCCGCGACAGACTAGGCCGAAGGTAACCACAAAGGAACCAAGCAATTCGAAGGGAGACGAAGTTAGGGTCATCGAAATCGGTGATGAGAAGACATCCAAGAAGGGATCGATCTTCCGTCGAGTCACCTTTGCCTTGCCCGGAGGTGAGGAAGTGACATGCAACATATTCAACCAAAACGACCTGTCAGTCGCGTGCAAGTGCCACAGCGACAACGTGCCGGTCAGTGTTGAGTTTGAAACAAAGGGCGATTGGACAAATGTGAAAGACGAGACTTTGGTTCCAATCATCAAAAGTGACTCCAAGGAAAAGGAGTCACAAACACATACACCATTCACGGATGAAGAAATTCCATTCTAACGAAAGGACGAAAGATGAACTTTCCACTAAACGAACACACCTATGTAGAAGCAGTCGAAAAGAACGGCATAAGCGACAACGAATATCTAATTACACTTTCGATGCCAATATACTGCGGAAAGCAAGACGACTTCATCCAACGAAGCAGCAGCGCATACATGACCAAAGACAAGATGATTATGTATATTGCCGTCATCGCACAAAGCAAAAGACTTCCATGCAGAACGGAGCAAGAATATATTGATGGCAATTATGTGCTGAAGGAAATTGGATATGTGTTTGATCCAATCGAATCCAATAGCAACAGCGACAAGAAGAACACGGACGAGATGCCAATCTAATGAAACAGGTGTGCCTTGTCCCATGAAGAAATGCCTGCAAGGAGGCGGGACGGAGATATAGGCACACCTGTTTACGAAAGGATGAGAACACATGCTATATCAACTGACCGAAGAGATCAAGGCAATATCAAAGCTGGTCGAGGCAGATACGGACGAAAGTCATCTCGATCATGAGATTGGGAAATACCTTGACAATTTGAAGGATGCGCTGGCTGACAAAACAGAAGCGTATGTGATGTTAATCAAAGACCTGAAGGCAAAATCCGCGGCACGATCAATGGAAGCCGCAAGACTTAGAGAATCCGCTGAATCAATACATCGGACAGCAATGGGGCTCCAAGAACGTCTCAAGCAGCGTCTAATCGAATGCGGTGAAACCAATGTGCAAACACGCCTATTCACCATCAGTGTCTGCGAGAACGGCGGTAAGCTGCCCTTGGAGATACACGAGGATGATGTGCCTCATGTATTCAAGGAAGCCAAGTGGACACCGGATACCGGCAGGATTCGTCAAATACTTGAGAAGGGCGAAACGTTGCCATTCGCTCGGCTTGGGAAACGAAAGTCACATCTTCGTATTAAATGAAAGGATGAAAGGATGAACAGTCAAATAAACTTTTCGGAATTGGCACGCACCAGTGATCCAGAGACAAGTCAAGCGGCATCGAAACTTAACAAGGGAGCAAGGGAAACACAGAGACACAAGCTCCTGATGACATATTGGCGACTTGGTGCAATGACTGACGAGGAGGCATCCGACTTGGCCCATATTAAACACGGATGGAAGCGATGTAGTGAACTGCGCAATATGGGATACATAAAGCCAACCGGCAAAACCAAAAAGACCAAGTCCGGAGGCACTGCAAGAATCTGCCGAATTACCAACGAGGGTCTGTCGTATGCGGCCAAGTCCAAGCTAATCGAAAGGATGAATGATGTCTAAATCAAAGAAGCTGCCGGCATTCCAATTCTACCCCGGCGATTGGATGAAAGACCCATCCCTACAAAGTGTGTCATTGGCAGCGAAAGGGCTATGGATCACCATGCTGTGTCTTATGCACGAATCGCCAGAACGAGGTGTGCTGCTTCATTCAAATGGACTGCCGATAACACCAGACCACCTGTCTCGAATATCAGGCGAAGATGCGGAGCAAATCATATTGGAACTACTTAACACTGGTGTGACCGAACGCCGGGAGTCAGATAACTCATTCGTATGTCGCAGAATGTGCCGTGAGGAAACCGCTCGACAGAAAATGGGATATGGTGGACGCAAGGGTGGGTCAATCACTCAAGCCAAGCGGGCAATGGAGCGCGAGTCAATGGTTGAGCCAATGGTCAGCGAAAGCCCCACCCAAACAATTTCAATGGCTTCAACTTCAACTTCAACTTCAACTTCAACTTCAAAAGACATAAGCGCATCAAGATTCTTTCGAGTTAGGCAAGATCAGGATGTTGCCAAGGTGGTCAACAAGATACCCAAAAGCAGGCTTACGAAGTACAAAGAGACATGCTTTGCAATCGACGATGCCTTATCGGATCTAATCCAAAACAATCCTGACGATGCACAGATGAAAGACAGGCCTCAAGCAGCGGAATACTTGTCCCAAAAGATTACAGCATATTACGAAAGCACAGAGGGACAATCTGGATTCTGGAGACAGCCACTGACTTGGATAGAACAAATGGGCTATCTGGAGGACGAATCCACATGGGAATCCAGAAAGCGTGAAAGCGCTGAAAGCGCATTCTGATGAGTGGGCTGGATGACAACTGCATTGGACTTCTGAGAGGACTGTGGCCGGAAGCCAAGTTCACGGATGAACTACGAAATCAATTCAAAGAGACATTGGCACAGTACCCATCCGACATTCTTGCAAAGGCAATTAAGTATCTACATCGCAAGCGGCTAAATAAAACTCCAAGCTTGCCAGAGTTGTTGACGATAATTAAATCAATGCACAAAGACGAGGTCAACAAGGTTCCCTACAAGCTGGCAGCACTGGATGAATATGCCTTGAATCGGGAAATTGAAAGGATGAGACAGGATATAGATTCTCACTCGGCTGCCGAGAGGGAGCAGGCCATAGAACAGGTCGAACGCATCCTGTCCAAGCAAATATCAAGGAAGACACAAGAATGGAACAGGACGACAACGGCGATGATTTGGTCATCAATCTCGAAGAGCTAATAGAACAGTCAGTTACCAAGGGACTAATAGACCTAGTCGTTGACGAGGAAGGAAACTTCCACTACAAATTGAGTGAAGCAGGTATGGAAAAAGCCAAGCAAATACTTAAAGACAGGCTAATGTCCGATGACGATTCACAGTCGGAACAAGGGTAAAGTAGGCGAGCGCGAAGCAGTGAACCTAGTGTGCAAGGAGATGTGGGGCTGCAAGGAAGCGGCCCGCACATCCCAACGCCGTGGCGACCAAACTCCAGATGTTGACATCGGTTTGCCGATACACGTCGAGGTCAAACGACGAAAGAAAATTGCATCAACGGCCTTCTTAATGCAAGCGGAGCGAGATGCGGCCAAGGATCATATACCAATAGTCTTGATGCGAGAAGATAACGGAAAGTGGCAATTGGTACTTCGACCAGAAAATCTTGAAAGCTTAGCTGATGTCCTCTTCAGACAAAGACAAAACAATGACAACCTTGATTAGTACACTGCAACTCATAGCTCTGATTGTTGGATTTGGTTCCGTTGCTCTTAAGCTTGGACAACGCGACCACGCCGTACAAACCCTTGAGTATTCGGTTCAGGATCTAAAGCAGATTACAACGGATCTTGTCAAGACCCAATTAACCAACATGGCTACAGACAGGGTGCAGGATGAAAGAATCGATCAGCTATGGAACCGATTAGAACAATTGGGGCAGTAGCACTTCTGCTTGCCGCCACTGCATGTAGCGGTACCAAGAAGATTGCAAACAGCGCGAACCATATCCGCAGCCTATCGCTCGAAACAATTGAGCAGTTAGAAGAAATAAAGAATGAAATCCCTGCTGTCGAAGGCTTGGCCAATGCGGGTATTGCTAATCAAGAGAAGATAATTGGACAAATTGATACCATTCAGGCGACACTACCATCGGTAGAAGATCAGATACCGTCTTGGATGAGGATGGTTATATGGGTTGCCGTTGCAATATGCGGCATTGTGGGAATCGTCTTGTTATGGCAGACTGGAGTTGGATTCTTTATACGCCAAGCATTCATGAGGCTTGGTTACGCCATACCAAAGAAATCGAAAGATGAAGCCAAATTACTTAGAAAGGTGATTCATGGCGGTGGCGAAAAAGAAGCAAGGGAAGCAGTCGCATACAAACGCGCGGCAGATCCTGCCTTCGATGCCGCATGGCGAACACAGACGGATAACCGAATTGCGTCAGACGGAACCGTCCGCACACAGTCTGAATGAGACCAAACCAAAGCACCTTGCTAGAGCAATATACGGCTGCACAGTTGTAATAATTCACATCATGGAAAACCCGTCAATCAAAAGACGAGAAAAGGACGATATAAAAGCCATGCTTAATAGGATTGTCGAACTCTCGGCAGCCTTGGAATTGGCTACAAGGAAATAACAATGCTGACTATTGCAAGTCTTAGCTCCTTCTTTGGATCAATCTGGTTTGCTCTTCTTCTCGGTGCGGTGGGATTCATTCTTGGACAGTGCTTTCCGCTGTTCAGAAAGAACAAGTAAACAAGCCAACCAAGACAAAAACAACCGTGCTGTTAGCCAGCACAATATGTCTACGCGCTAACATTGCGCTTGGTCGCCTATTGGAAAAGTGAAAGCCATATCAACAAAGCAACCGATAGAAGAATGGGGTCGAAACACTAGGGGCTTTCAAACATGCAACCAGACTGGACGGTCGAAAAACTCAACAAGAGCGTATGCAGGGTCAACATGAATGTTGACAGGATCACAGGATGGGAACAGTGGTTTCTTTTATCGTCAGACAGGCATCACGACAACGCACACACCAACTGGAGCAAAGAGAAAGAACACCTCAATCAAGTAAAGCAGCGAGGTGCGGGAATCATTGATGCAGGCGACATGCACTGCGCAATGCAAGGCAAATTTGATCCAAGACAAGATAGATCACAGCTTCGAGACGAGTATAGAGGCGGGGATTACTTAGACGCATTAGTCAGAGAGGCCGCAAGCTTTTATGGTACCGAATATGGCCCGCATTGGATTGTCATTGGTAGGGGAAATCACGAGACATCCATCTACAGCAGGCACCAAACCGACCTAACCGAACGAACGGTACAAGCAATCAAAATGACCAGTCCCGAATCTCCAGTTGTTTCAGGAGGATACGGGGGATGGGTCATATTTAGAATAAAACGAACCACCTCCACATTCATTTGCCGACTCAAGTTCTTTCACGGTGCGGGAGGCGGTGGTCCGGTTACGCGAGGCGTGATTCAAACCAATCGTATGGCGGTCTATCTACCTGATGCCGACATCATACTGACGGGTCATACACACGATCAATGGATGGTTCCAATTGCTCGCGAAAGACTAACGGCACACGGCAATGTCAAAGCCGACGAACAGCTACACCTACGATCAGGTACATACAAAGACGAATACTTTGAACACGGCGGTGTTGGAGGGCACTCGGGTTGGCACGTTGAACGATTTGGACCACCTAAGCCAACACCGGGAGCATGGTGGTTACGATTCTACTTTACCGATAAGGATACACTGGCATGGGAAGCGATCCGGGCAACTTAAAGCCAGCGGGAAATCCAGAGAAAAGGTTGGTGACCGGATTTGTCGAAGAGGTCGGTGCGGATGCTGTGCTGGTATTGTGGACATGGAGCAGTAATAACCAAACGAAAAGCAGGGCGACTCACTGGGGCAACCACTTTGCCGTCAAGGGACTTTTGGAATGGGCATACGAACGCACATTTGAAGCAGAAGAACGCGATGAGGACTACGAAGACGACGACGAAGAAGAAGAAGAATAGCCACATTACACGGGCAGTCTTGTATCTGACAATGACAATATGCTCATGCTTTGGCGACACACTCTACATAGGCGATAGCTCTTACTATCTGGAATGGAACTGGGAAGAACAAATCGTCGTAGACGAAAACCAAGCCGCATTAATAGAAACCATTGACAATAGAGAGAACAACCGCGAATACTTTTATTGTCAAGGCATGGTGGTTATTGCAAATCTAAGCTGGTCCCAAGTGATACAAGGCCAAATTAAAGTCAACTTTCCGGTTGACAACTATCCTGTGTCAAAGGTCGAAGCATATCTAAATGAAGGCGTGACACACAAATTAATAAGTGCTGACAAAGATAGGCAATTGGCTGTGAATGTCTCGGTACCAATTGACGGACGGAACTATAAGATCAGATACTTCAATATATGGGTCTACTATGCCAGCTTTGCCGAAGTAATTGAAGGCTTTGGAACAAGGTACGACTATGCCGACTTCTTCTCTGTCGCAGAAAGATTCGCAACAAGAGGCTATTAGCGACATAGACCTACACACATTAACAATCAAGTTCGCCAAGTACATGATTAAGCAAGGGCTAGTGTGGAATGCTCAAATGGATGAGATAGCCAACGAAGCTTATGTACTTGCCAAATGCGAGCTATTGCCAAAGTATCAGTGCGGCGGCACTCTGACTGCGGAAAAGTATCTATTCAAAATGATCCGATTCCGCATGATAGACAAATACCGAAAAGACAAGCGTAAGCGAAGCAAAGAAAAGCTCGCTGCAAAGTGTATCGCAGTCATAGAATCACAGCCGATCGAGTGCCTGCCAATTGGCAACCTGTCAAACAAGCTGCGTCCCATACTTGAAATGCTGGCCAGAGGCTTTACCATTCAACAGATAGCCAATGCGATGTATTGTTCCGTAAGCACAATTCACGAAAGAATCAAATACGCACGCTGGCTACTAAGAACGCACAACCCTAGAGGAACGCACAATGAAAACGGAAAGCAAGAAAGTGGAGGATCTTAAGCACGATCCAAAGAATGCCAGACTCCACAGCGAACACAACATCGACGCGATACTGGAAAGCCTGAAGCGATTTGGACAGCAAAAGCCAATTGTGGTAAATGCCGCTAATGTGGTACTGGCTGGCAATGGACTATTAGAAGCCGCACGCTTACTTGGATGGGAATATGTTGATGTAGTTGAAACAGATCTAGTTGGAACAGAAGCATCAGCATACGCGATTGCCGATAATCGTACTGCTGAATTGGCTGAATGGGATATTGATACACTCATATTGCAAATAGAAGAAATAGCAAAGGAGAGCCAAGAGCTAGCCGATGCGACAGGATTTAGCCAAGACGAAATAGCAGAGTTGGCAGACGGCTTGTCAGATGACAGCCTATATACACGAAAGATCGAGGCTCCGATCTATGAGCCAACTGGACCCAAGCCTGAAATCCACGAACTGTATGACAAATTCAACACAGACAGGCTAGTTAAGAAAATCGAAAGCAGCGACTTGGATGGCGAAGAAAAAGCTTTTCTTCTAACCGCGGCTGGCAGACACACACAATTCAATCACGCCAAGATCGCTGAGTTTTATGCTCACTGCAATAAAGAAATGCAGGAGTTCATGGAAGAATCAGCTTTGGTAATTATCGACTTTGATAAAGCCATCGAAAATGGGTTCATCAATATGACCGAAGACATCGTAAAGCTTGTTGGAAAGGACCACCATGCGGGATGACTTCTGCATATTCATACTTACTCACGGCCGACCGGATAATGTCGCAACATATCAAACATTATCCAATTGCGGCTATACTGGCAAGACTTATTTGGTTGTTGACGATAAGGACGAGACACTACCCGAATATGTTGAGCGGTACGGGCAGGACAAAGTGCTTGTATTCTCGAAGGATGAAATAGCCCAAAAGATGGATCAGGGGGACAACTTTTCTAAGCGCAGCGTGGTATTTGCACGCAACGCATCATTTGACTTGGCCGAGCAGGTCGGATGCGAATACTTCATGCAACTGGATGATGACTATACAAGCCTTCATTACAAATCAACCCCGGAAGGCCACTACACATCAAGGATACCAATCAGATCGCTGGATGAAGTATTGGAAAAGCTGATTGAGTTTTACCAGAACACGCCAACCAAGACGATCGCCTTTGCACAGGATGGAGACTTCATTGGTGGCGAGAATGGAAAGTATGGATTAGCGGTTCAATTAACAAGAAAAGCCATGAACTCCTTCTTGTGTTCTACAAAACGGCGATTCTGGTTCATGGGCCAACTAAATGATGATGTGAATACATATACATCGCTGACCAGAAAAGGCGACCTCTTCTTCACGTACACAATGCTCTCGTTGCTACAAAGGCCAACACAAACAAATGCTGGAGGTCTTACAGAGCTATATTTGGACGCTGGCACCTATGTGAAAAGCTTTTACACAATCATGTATGAGCCATCTACCTGCACCGTTCAGCCAATGGGAGTAACGGACAGAAGATTGCATCACAGGCTTGACTGGAATGCGATAGAACCAAAGATCCTGAATGAAAAGCATAAAAAGCTATAGGAAAAAGCCGACTTTCTAATAGGAACATTAGTATTTGCGGGCAAGTAATGAGGAACAGAACAGCGTGTCTAATATACCGCCAAAGGAACATCAATTCAGACCGGGTAAATCCGGCAACCCCAAGGGAAGGCCCAAGGGGGTAAGCATATCCAGTGCCATCAGAGACCTTGTAGCGGAAGGACTCAATGGCAGGGATCTGGAAAAAGCCTTGGCCACGGTCGCAATCCAACGGGCCTTGAATGGCGACTACAAGTTCTATCAGCTTGTTGTGGAGAGACTAGACGGCAAGGTGCCTGACATGATCGAATCACAGGGTGAAGTCGAGGTACTGGTGAGGTACGCAAACAATCGTGACGACGATTGAAGTCACAATTCCAAGACCACACAGCGGACAAATCTCTGTACTGGATGGTGCATCCCGCTTCAATGTCATCATGTGTGGCAGAAGGTTTGGCAAGACCACTCTGGGCCAAATCATAGCCTTGGAGCAAATACTGCAAGGCAAGCAGATTGGTTGGTTCGCACCTACATTCAAATACAGCGCAGACGTTTGGCGATTCATGAGCAATACGCTCAAGCCAATCATTATCAAAGCCAGCAAAATGGAGCAGAGGCTGGAGTTTCTCACTGGCGGTCTGCTTGAAGTGTGGTCGGTCGATAATCCTGACTCGGGCCGTGGCAAGAAATATGACACAATCATCATTGACGAAGCGGGAATCATACGCGACCTAGAGCATGTATGGCAGGGTACATTGCGACCAACCCTGACCGATCTGAAGGGGTCCGCATGGTTTCTTGGTACGCCCAAGGGCAGAGGATACTTTCACCGGCTATTCTCACACGGCATAGATGGAAGAAAGGACTGGTCAAGCTGGCGACTGCCAACACTGTCCAATCCCTACATGGACAAAGATGAGGTTGAATCAGCCCGTGCTGATCTACCTCCAGAGATATTTGCACAAGAATATGAAGGCGTGCCGGCAGATGATGGCGGTTGCCCATTCAACTTGAAAGCCATAGGCGAATGCATTGCCCCACTTACATCCAACGAACCCATGTACTGGGGTATTGATCTCGCAAAGAGTCAAGATTATACGGTGGCTGTAGGACTGGACGAAAATGGCTCAGTATGCCGATTGGAACGATGGCAGTCGGACTGGAGATCTACCGAAAGAAGGCTTTCGGAAATGATCGGGGAAACCTATGCTCTTGTTGATAGTACGGGAGTCGGTGACCCCGTATTGGAACAGCTACAAGCCAACTGCCCACTTGTCGAAGGCTTCAAGTTTACATCGCAAAGTAAACAGCAAATCATGGAAGGTCTTACCGTTGCGATTCAAACAAGGCAAGTTACATTCCCAGACGGTTGGCTACGGAACGAGCTTGAGATATTTGAATACAACTACACCCGCACGGGTGTCAGGTATGAAGCGCCCCAAGGCATGCACGACGATGGTGTTTGTGCCTTGGCACTTGCACTCCACGGTCAAAATATAAAGGCCAGAACCATGTTCTCATTTAAGGTTCTCTGATGATCCAATTTATCAAGCGTCTGTTCAATACCGATAAGTACAACGAATCCTCCATCAAGCTGATCGAAGGAATGGGTCGGCATGGTGCGAAGCAATACCCATTCGATCAGCGGGCTGCCGTCCGTGCATTTCATTCATGGGTATATGCAGCAGCCAACATTAACGCACAAGCATGCGCGGCGACACCGTTGCGATTATACATGCGCAACGATCAATCAAGAACAAAGCTATTTAATACCAAGAAACCATCTGCACACCGCAAGTCATATCTGCTTGGTGACGGTCCGGGCAATGCGGGCCCATCCGTGAATACCATCAGGAAAATGAATGACCTTGGAACCAACTTCGAGGAAATCACAGACAGTCATCCGCTTATCGACATGCTTTCGACAAGCAATAAGATCTTCAACGGCTTTGACTTGACCCTGCTTCGCATCCTGTACGGCGAGCTTACCGGCAATGCCTACATGGCCGTCATTTGGGATCAGGGGCTTGGCATACCGACAGAGCTTTGGCCAATGCCATCACAGTGGACTTGGATCGTTCCAGACAGGGAGGAGTTTATCAAGGGGTATGTCTATGCTTCACCCGGAAACGAACAACTCGAATACGCACCTGATGAAGTCATCCACTTCAAGCGACCAAATCCAAATGACCTGTTCTACGGAATGGGCAAGGTCGAAGCAGCATGGGGAACCGTGTCCATCAACCAAAGCATACATGAGATGGATCTTGCTACTTACGAGAATCACGCTCGTCCCGACTACGCAGTCGTTGTCAAGAACGGAGCAAGCGGAACCACGCTTGATAGATTTGAGCAGCATGTAAACGACAGGCTTCGTGGGAACCATCAGGCAGGGAAGTTCCTTACCATGACCGGCGATGTGACACTAACGCCACTGAACTTCCCGCCAAAGGATCTAACTGGCAGGGAAGAAGTCGTGGAGGAGATCAGCGCGGTATTTGGTGTCCCCGTATCACTTATGAAAGCCAACGATCCAAACCTTGCGTCAGCTAGGGTCGGTTATAGCCAATGGAGAGAAGGAACCATTCTGCCATTGTTGCGCATGGACGAGGACGTGTTGAATCAAGTGCTACTGCCAATGTTTGGCTTGTCTGACGATGCTGTATTGGCTTATGACAATCCTGTGCCAGATGATGAAGCCTTCAAGCTACAGGAAACACAGACTGCCGTGGCAGGTGGATGGATGTCGATTAACGAAGCAAGGGCAACGCAAGGACTTGAACCATTCGATAATGAACTGGCCGACCAGCCACTCATCAACGGAATGCCATTGGGCGCACAGGCTCAGCCAATGGGTCTTGATGGCGATCTTGGTGACTATCAACTTTCAATGGGCCAAGAAAAGGCAACAGATACAATCGAATCATTCTCGCACACGAATGTATCAAACGTGATGAAGATCCTTGAAAATGTTAGCAAAGGTACTTTGACCATCGATTCTGCCATTGAACTAATCGCCGCAACCGGAATACCAATTGACCGTGCCAAGAGGATGGTGGGATCACAAGCTCTGATTAGCTCAATAGCAGACAGCGACGAACAGGAAATCGAAAGCAACTCCTGCGGATGTGATAAATCGTCGGACGATTGCATCAGCGACAAGGTTTCCATCTTGATTGAAGAGGGCTATTCCGAAGAACAGGCGACCGCAATCGCTTACAGGATGTGTGAAAACACCAACAAACAACAGGCAACACCAACCGCAGAAGAAGAAACCGCCGAAGTCATACAAGAAGAGGTGGAATACTTTGCAACCCCGGAAGCGGCCGAGGAGGAAGCAGAGCGGCTTGGCTGCGAGGGCTACCATACACATACCGTTGATGGGCAAATCGTATACATGCCATGTGAGTCGATGGAAGAATACGAAGAACTCAGCGATGGTCAGAAGTGTGGATGCGAATATTTGGCAGACCAAAAGACCATCAAGCAATCGGATTTGTACGACTGGGACTCGCCTATCAATATCAAGGAAGCCACCCCAAGCGGGGAATCATACTCTAAGCTGTCCGAAGAATTAATTGATGAGATCAAAAGCTGGCAGAGGAAAATGGGAACCGTCTTGTTCGCGGACATATCCAAAATCGCAAGCAAGATTGCCAAAGCCAACTTGGACCTGACCACGATGGGTAGGATCGAGGCACGAAAGGCCTTGAGGGAAATACTTGGCTCATCCATGGGTGCCGATCTTGCCAAGCAAATCAGTGGACAGTCACAAAAGCCAATTCAAATGATCCAAGAAGCAGGTGCCGCCAAGGGGATAAACAGCATGTTATCCATCGGCGCAAGCGGCATTGAAAAGGATAAGCTTGCGAAGCAAACATCCGGGGCGCTCAAGGCAAACTTGGACAAATATACAGCCAAGATATCCAGAAGCGTTGCCGGCACGACAAGCAAGAGGGTCACAAAGATTATCAAGGACGGCATTAGTCAAGGTAAGACAACCGACGAAATAGCTAAGGACATCCGCGACTGGAATGGCATCAAAGGTGATTACGAATCAGGCTCATACGCACGGGCCAAGATGATCGCCAGAACAGAAACCGCAAGAGCATACGGCGAAGGTGCAATTACCTCATACGAAAATAGCGGTGTGGTATCGGGTA